ATCAAATGCCCGTGCAACTGCACCAATAATGGTGCGCTTAAGCATTTCGTCGTATATGGTCGGTTCTGCGATGGCTTGGTCCACTGGCCGTAGGTATGCGGTCGCTAGACGGTCGATGTAGCCAGGCAAGACGGCATCTGCAACGTGCTCTAGGTACAGCCGCACTGGGTCATATTGGTTTTCATTTGCCACCTGCACTAGGCAGTCAATGGCAAGTTCCTTTGATACCTTGTAACCCAGTTCAGCTAGCTGTAGGTAAAAACGATCGATGCCGTCTATAACCTTGCCTTTAATTTCAATTTGCTGGGTAAACGTGTTAAAGCGTATGTCTTTGCCTTGGCTGCGTAATAATTCCAACAGTTCAGCGGTCTCTAGCTTCTGCGGCTTTCCCATGATTGGCGCCGCTGGTGCTGGCGGTTGATGCGTGGTTACAGCATTTACAGTGCGGTGTTTGCCCTGCCAGCCATCGCGTTTGGCCTTTTCGCCTAAGGTGCCAAGGGTGATACCTGACTTTTTAAAGGAGCGCCATTTGCGCTGGCAGTCGCTGGGCTTGTGCTTACCTGACTGCGCAGACCATTGTTCCCAGTCATCTAGCAGGCTGTCATCGCCAAGGCTGTGTAAGGCCATGCCGATTTCAAGCCATTCGTCGTAGTCATCAGCACGACTGGCGCTTAGTGCGGCGAGGTATGACCGTGCGCGGTCGCTGTCGCTGCTGGCATCTACGGCAACCGCAAGCGCTGGCGCAGGCGCAGGCGCAGGCGTTGGCCGCAGCATCCGCTCAATGAGGCATAAAGGAGCCTCGGCGATTTCTAAGTCACCTGGCGCATAGCCTGTAACCCAGTGGTAGCCGCCGGTCAATGGATGGGCACCTGCTACTACGGATTGCAGGCCATTCCAACGCAGTTCAATTTGCTCTGGCTTGCCTTCGGAGTCGGTGACGCCGGTTTTGAATTTACGAGTTGTGATGCTGTCCCAATAGGTTTCGGGCACGCGGTATATGACTTGAAACCTGCCATCGCGGCCACTGGTCACCACCCAGCTTTTAGGCAATGACGACATGGGACAACCCCAGTCGCGGAGAATGGTGCTGGCGGATTTACCGTCGTGGTCTAGGAATAGCAGGCCACCGGACGGCACACCGCAGCAAACACCAATGGCACGGGCGTGACCGCTTGCTAACTCAAGCGCCAAAGCTTGTTTGGTTAGCGGATGCTTTTGCCATTCCTGTTGGTATGGGCGCTTTTTATCATCGACTGCGACGTAACCCCAACCGTCAGGTAGGCGGTCTAGTTCTGTTTGTAGGCTCATGACTGGGCCTGCCGTTCCATGGCTTGCTGTAACAGCAACCGAATGGCGGTGCCGCGTGACATGCGATCACCGCGCCAGGAATCCAGCCACCGCAAAAGCTCTGGGCTAAGCCTAAGGCTAAATGGACGGCATAGCTGCATTGGCGGCGGTGGATGCTTGACACAGTGTAGCCCCTAGGGTTACGGTAGCAATGCCAGATGGCTGCCAATGGCCTACAAAGACTTCCTAGCTTCAAAGTCCACTGCCTGCGCGCCTGCAGGATTTGACCCGACTAGCTTCATTGCGCCGCTGTTCCCTTTTCAGCGGGACATCGTGACCATGGCCTGCCGTGTTGGCAGGTTCTGCATCTGGGCCGACTGTGGCATGGGCAAGACCGCCATGCAGCTCGAATGGGCCCATCAGGTGCATCAGCACACTGGCGGCAACGTGCTGGTGCTGGCACCACTAGCCGTGGCGCATCAGACCGTCCGCGAGGGCAGCAAGTTCGGCATCCCGTGCGCGTTTGCTGCAGTCCAGGGCGAGGTCAAGCCCGGCATCACTATCACCAACTACGAGAAGCTCAGCCACTTTTACCCGGCCGCTTTTGATGGCGTGGTGCTTGACGAGAGCAGCATCCTTAAGGCGTATACCGGCAAGATCCGCAACCAGATCATCGAGTCATTCAGTCAGACGCCATTCCGGCTGGCCTGTTCTGCGACACCAGCACCTAACGACCACATGGAGCTGGGCAATCACGCTGAGTTCATCGGCGTGATGACTAGGACTGAGATGCTGGCAATGTTCTTCGTGCATGACGGCGGCGACACCGCCAAGTGGCGCATTAAAGGACACGCCAAGAGTAAGTTCTGGGAATGGGTCTGCAGTTGGGCGGTGACCATCCGCAAGCCATCAGATCTTGGCTATGAGGACGGCGACTTCACCCTGCCGGATCTACAGATCAGTGACTGCACGGTGGAGACACCACGCGAGGCAGTAGCAGATGATGCAGGCCAGATGGCGCTATTTGCCATGGAAGCGCGGACACTGAACGATCAACGCCAAGTGCGCAAGGCATCGCTGCAGATGCGGGTTGATGCTGCTGCGGCACTAGCCAACAGCAGCGGCGAGCAATGGTTGGTTTGGTGCAATCTGAACGATGAATCCAAAGCGCTTGCTGCTGCTATCAATGGCGCCGTTGAAGTGTCAGGTAGCGATAGCGATGACCATAAGCGGCAATCAGCTATTGACTTCCAAGATGGCAAGATCCGCGTGCTGGTCAGTAAGCCAAGCATCTTTGGTTTTGGTCTTAACTTCCAAAGTTGCCATAATGTCTCATTTGTTGGCTTGAGCCACAGTTACGAGGCTTTTTATCAAGCCATTCGTAGGTGCTGGAGATTTGGCCAGCAGCAACCAGTTAATGCGCACATCATCTACGACGTAGGCGAAGGCCGCGTCATTGAAAACATCCGCCGCAAAGAAGCGGACAGCATTGCCATGGCTGAATCAATGGTTGTCATCATGAAACAACAAACAATGGAACAGCTCAAGAAGATCCAGCGTCAGGTTGCGCCGCACATCACAGAACATCAGTCAGGCGACAACTGGGATATGTACATGGGCGACTGCGTTGAGAGCATCAAGCAACTCGATTCAGATAGCATCCACTACAGCATCTTTAGCCCGCCATTTGCGTCGCTGTACACCTACAGCAATAGCGACCGTGATATGGGCAATAGCCGCACTGAACAGGAGTTCTTTGATCACTTTGCGTTCCTAGCAACAGAGCTGCATCGGGTGATGATGCCAGGCCGGTTGATCAGTTTTCACTGCATGAATCTGCCTAGCAGCAAAGAGCGCGATGGCTTCATTGGCGTTAAGGACTTCCGTGGCGACATGCTGCGCATTTTTCAAGCTGCGGGCTTTGTATTCCATAGCGAGGTATGCATCTGGAAAGATCCAGTTACCGCAATGCAGCGCACCAAGGCGATCGGGCTGCTGCATAAGCAAGTGCGTAAGGACTCAGCGCTTAGCCGTCAGGGCATCCCCGACTATCTGGTAACGGTGCGCAAGCTTGGCGACAACCCAGAGCCATGCGCTGGGCCGTTCACGGAGTTTGCTGGCGAGAATCCACCGCCTAAGACTGGCGACAAGATCAAGGACAGCATTAACATCTGGCAGCGGTATGCCAGCCCAATATGGATGGATATCAACCCATCGGATACGTTGCAATACCGCAGCGCCCGCGCTAACGAGGATGAGCGGCACATCTGCCCGCTGCAGCTTGAGGTGATCCGCCGTGGGATGCAGCTATGGAGCAACCCTGGCGATCTGGTGCTCAGCCCATTCGCTGGTATCGGCAGCGAGGGCTACGTCAGCCTGCAGATGGGCCGCCGGTTCGTTGGCTTTGAACTGAAACCCAGCTACTTCAACTGCGCTGCCAAGAACCTGAGCATGGTGGAGTCGCATAAGCAGGGTGAGCTGGTGTGAACCTCCGCCCCTACCAGCACCAACTAATAACCGACATCCGTCTGCAGTACCAGCTAGGCAAGCGTTCAGTGCTGGCGGTGCTGCCCACCGGCGGCGGTAAGACCGTGTGCTTCAGCCATATTGCCCAAGCTGCGGCAGAAAAAGGCAACCGGGTCTGCATTTTGGTGCACCGCCAGGAGTTGCTGGACCAAGCCAGCCGCAGCCTGCCGGTGCCGCATGGCCGCATCCAAGCCAACCGCAGTATGGATCTGTCTCATTCAGTGCAGGTCGCCAGCGTGCAAACGCTAGCCCGTAGGCTGCACCTGTTGCCTAGGGATTTCTTTCAGCTCCTAGTGGTTGATGAAGCGCACCACACCACGGCTGACACATGGGCCAAGGTCGTTGCTCATTTCCATAAGGCGCATCTGCTGGGTGTTACTGCAACCCCGATACGCAGTGATGGCCGTGGGCTTGGCGCTCATTACCAAGCCATGGTGCAAGGCCCATCAGCAGCGGAATTGACCGATGCAGGATTTCTGGCGCCTGCTCGGGTGCTAGCACCGCCGGGGTTTAATGCCACTGGTCTGCGCAAGACCATGGGTGATTTTGACACCAAGCAGGCTGAGCAGCGTGTCGGCACGATCATGGGCGACTGCATCGGCCATTACCGCAAGCATCTAGCTGGCCAAACCGCAATTGCCTTCTGCTGCAGTGTGGCTCATGCTGAGGCGGTGGCGGCATTGTTCATGGGTGCTGGCATCCCAGCCGCCAGCATTGACGGCAGCATGACCAGCGAGCAGCGGCGCGACCTGCTGCAAGCGCTAGGAGCTGGACGGATACGCGTGCTCACCTCCTGCGCCCTGATCGGCGAAGGCGTAGACGTGCCTTCAGTCGGCGGCTGCATACTGCTGCGGCCTACTGCATCGGTGGCGTTGCATCTGCAGATGATTGGTAGATGCTTGCGCCCACACCTTGGCAAGCGTGCGGTGGTACTTGACCATGTGGGCAACACACTGCGGCTAGGCCACCACCTGGAGCCGCGTGATTGGACGCTGGACGGTATCCCTAAGCGCGACCGCGAGCAGGCGCCATCGGTCAAGGTGTGCCCCCAGTGCTTCGCTGCAATGGCCAGCCAGGCTAAGCAGTGCGGTGAGTGCGGCCATACGTTCGCCGCTGAGGCTAGGGAGCTGCAAGTTATTGATGGCGAACTGGTGGATTACTACGGAAATAAATTTGAAGCACTACTAGTGGCTGATTATGGCACTAAATTTGCAAGATTTTTATTTGGAAATCCAGTAATGGTTGGCGGAGGAACGATAAGAGGTTGGAAGTCTGGAATATTTGTTAGCATAAGCGACCCTAAAGGATATTGCGTGTTTGACGGCAGTGACATAATCATAGAAAATGGATACAACAAACAAAAAGATGCTGGCCCCAATGATGTGCTTTGCAATGTTTTAATTGAAGACAAAATGCAGCAATTTAGCCCTAGCCAGCTTAAACAAACACAGCACAAAAACAAAGCTGACATTACTCGCGCTCAAAGCCTCGACGACCTGCGCCAACTAGCGCAGCAACGAGGCTACAAGCGAGGATGGGCGGAACGTGTCTACCAGGCGCGACTGGCTAAGCGTTATGCCATCTGAACAATCCATCCAGCAACACATCCGCCTGGCGTGCAGCAGCGGCAATTGCCGACTATTCCGCAATAACACCGGCACGCTCAAGGACGCCAATGGCCGCCCGGTGCAGTTTGGCCTGTGCAAAGGCAGCGCCGACCTGATCGGCTGGACAACTCGCACCGTTACTCAGGATATGGTCGGCACCCAAGTGGCCGTGTTCACCAGCATTGAGGTAAAGACCCCTACCGGTAGGCTTAGGCCAGAGCAGCGGCAGTGGCTAGACGCAGTGCAGGCTGCTGGTGGTGTTGCTGGTGTGGCTCGCAGTGTGGCAGATGCACAGCAACTATTGACTAGGGTGTATAATGGTTGCATGGGGCGGACGGAAGCACCCCGGCAGTAGCCACAAGGAGCCTCCCGCGGGAACAGTCAAACGACCGCGTAACCCAAACGAGACCAAGCTGGTGCAAGGCCAGCAAACCAATCATTATAACTTGAATCATGACCTGCATTTTTGTATGGGCGGCAGTTTTGCTGACCCTTCCGATTGTCATCCTGCTGTGGGTGACGCAAACGCAACAGCAACGCATCCGCCGCCTACGCCGCCAAGGCTGGGCCCAACAGCGGATTGCAACGCATCTAGGCATCAGCCGCAGCCTTGTCCAGCGCATGTGTTGACAGGGGTTGACCATGGTGTAGGATATGGGGACAGGAGGCGAGAGCTTCCACCCCACATCTAGAGCAATGACCCGCGCCTCCATCACCGCCAACATGACCGCCGCTGAACTGGCTGCATGGAAGGCAAACAACCGCAAGCAATCCAGCTTCCCGGTTGTGATCACTGCAAGCCGTAAGCCTGCACGCAAGTCACAGCGTCAAGAGTGGCAAGAGTTCCGCAACGAGACCTTGGGCATGATCGAAGCCGCCAAGCGCGAGCGTCACTTCCACATTCTGCCGCAGCTCTTCCAGCGCCTCAACACCGCCAACGAAATGCTGGCCAACGCCTGCATCAACTGAACTGAACCGGGGCGCTACGGCGCCCTTTCGCTATGCGCTTTACTCACGAACAATACCGAGCGCAGGGCTTTTTCCCGCCTTGCCCTAAAGCTGTCTACATTTCAAGCTCATCCCCTATAAGGGCTGGTGACATGTGGCAACCAGACGATACCTTAGATCAGTTTGTTGCATGGGAGCAGCATTGCATGGCAACCGGCGGCGTGTGGACTGTTCGCCTTTGGTGGGTGCCTGTATCTGAGCTGCCGATCCAACCATTGCCTTAGCCTGCCGCCAGTAGTAGTGCCGCAGTGAGCGAACAATCCATCCAGCAACACATCCGCCTGACCTGCAGCACCGGAGCTGCTGGCATCGCCGCGCTCGCCAAGCTCGTCTAACCCCCACGCGGCCCGCCAGAGCCGCACCCAATCTGGCGTCAATCACCCCAACCCAAGAACCATGGCCAACATTCTTTCATTCCTGATTGTCGCCTCGACATTTGGCGCCATTGTCGGCAGTTTTGGCACCGCGCCTCAGCCCTTCGCATATCACCAGCTCGACAAATGAACCCAATCGAACAGCACTGGACACTAATGACTGCCGCCGAATATGGCGGCGGTTTCTTCAAGGCTTTAGCAGCGGCTGGCCTTAAGGCTGACCCGACCAACCGTGACCGGTTGTTCAAGGCATGGCCAGAGCTTGGCGCCACTTACGGCACTGCATCAAATCTCCATCGAGCACTTAGGGATGACTACAAACGCTGAGTACCACGCTGACCCTGCTGTTAGCGCCAGCCATTTGAGTGCGGTTACGGCTAGCCCGTATCACTACTGGAAGCGGTATCTGGACCCTCAGCGCCCGCCATCAACGCCAACTGCAGCGATGCGGCTTGGTAGTTTGGTGCATTGCGCAGTGCTGGAGCCGTATGAGTTAGGCGCACGCTACTCAACGTGCGCATCACGCACCACCAAAGCTGGCAAGGAACAAGCTGCTGAGCTTGCTGCTGCTGGCATTGAGGCTGTAACCAATGGCGACATGGAACTGGCACTAGCTATGAGCGATGCTGTCCGCAACCATCCGATGGCAAGCATCTTGCTGTCTGCTGGCAAGGCAGAGCAGTCGTTTTGGTGGGATGATGCCGCTACCGGCTTGCGATGTAAGTGCCGCCCTGACTGGTATGACGGCACCACCATTGTGGACCTTAAAACCACAATTGACGCCAGCCCGGCTGGGTTTGCTAAGAGTGTAATTAATTTTAAGTACCATCAGCAGGCTTGCCATTACATGGCTGGCCTCAATGCTGAGCGCTTTATTTTTATTGCAGTTGAGAAATCCTACCCATATGGCGTAGGCGTTTATCAATTGGACGCTGCCGCCATGGCTGCTGGTGAGGCGCTGCGCCGTCAAAACCTACAAACCATTGCCGACTGCCGTGCCATCAACGAATGGCCTGGCTACAGCACTGGCCTTCAACCGCTGAGCCTGCCCGGCTGGGCGCTTTCAACCACCCAAACCATTACCTCCGATGACTTCTAGCCTTGCGCTCTGGACACCAGAGCAAACCCAGCTAATTAGCACCACTATTGCGCCAGGTTGCAGCAACGATGAGTTGCGACTGTTTGCCTATGCCTGCCAGCGGACGGGGCTTGATCCGTTCAGCAAGCAGATATACGCCATCAAGCGCGGCGGCAAGATGAGCATTCAGGCTGGCATCGACGGTTTAAGAGCCATTGCCGAACGCACTGGCCAGCTTGATGGGTCTGAGACGTATTGGTGCGGTGATGATGGCATCTGGGCTGATGTGTGGCTGAACAGCAAGCCACCGGCTGCAGCTAAGACTGTTCTGCACCGCAAAGGCGCCGCTCACCCTTTTGTCGGTGTTGCTCGTTTTGCGGACTACAACGCTGGCCAAGGCCTGTGGTTCAAGATGCCAGCCGCGATGATTGCCAAATGCAGCGAAGCCCTCTCACTTAGGAAGGCATTTCCTGCGGACATGTCAGGCGTCTACAGCACCGATGAAATGGATCAGGCAGTAGAGACGGTTACCGTAACTGCAGCGCCTGCCGGTGATACCAAGATCTTTACCGCTGGCAAGGCTGCTATTGCTAAGGCTGATAGCATTGCCAAGCTCACGGAGGTTACTGGCCGCATGGAAGCCCGCAAAGGTGACCTAAGCGATGACCAGTACCAAGAACTGCTAAAGCTGGCGCTGGCGAAGGAAACCGAACTGGTGCCACCTGCATCTGATCCATTTGCTGATGATTGAACCGTATCTAACAACTGAACAACTGGCCGCTAGGTGGGGACTACGGCCAGCAACAATCAAACATCAACGCGCACGTGGTGTCGGCCCTGAATACATAACGCTATCGCGTATTGCCGTTCCTGCTGGTGTCGCCCGCGTTCGCTATCCCCTAGCACAAGTCTTGGCTTTTGAAGCCACCAACAACATCACTCCTTTGAACCCATGAGCCTCTACGCATCCGGCATTATCCGCATCATTTCAGACCCACAACTGCGCTCATTTGATAGCGGCAGCATGGTCGCTAATTTTGGTGGCGGCATTATTGAAGGCAAAGATAAAGAAGGCAATTACATCAATAACGCAATTGATGTAGAAATATGGGGTAAATCTGCTGAGGTTGTCGTTGATCGTTGCAAGAAAGGCGACTGTATTATGGTTACAGGCAACATTAAACGCCAAGACTGGGCCGATAAGACCACCGGCGATAAGCGCAGCAAGCATGTGCTGAGCGTGCAGCGGTTTGAGTTTCTGCCGCGTACTGCGCAAAATGAGGAGCCTGCTTTCTAAACCCATGACCGGTCCTGATCCTGTAAACCACCCGTCCCACTACACCACCGGGCGGATGGAAGTGATTGACATTATTGAAGATGCCATCGGGCGGGCGCCTACGCCCGTCTTAGGCAACTGCCAAGGCCACGTGCTGCGCTACGTGCTGCGCATGTGGGACAAAGATGACCCAACCACTAATGCCGCTAAGGCACTGTGGTATCTAAAGCGATTACTTAAGCACTTGGAGCCAAACGATTAAATGAACTGCCCAAACTGTGACACATCTTTCACAAGTGGCAATGGTGAAGTAATGCAATCTCGCGCTGACACTATTGATTCCCACCTAAGGCAACGACGTTGCAAACATTGCAACCATAGAGT